AACTGAAAGTCCTAGTTTTTTATCTTTGTTCTCTCTATTCTCTAAATCATCCTCTTCATATTCTTCTTTTTGAGTAAATAATTTCTTTAGTCCTATTAAAGGTTGAAATATACTACCTATTGCTCTACCTGATTCCATTGCTGTTTCAGCAATATTGTCATATGCCTCCATTAGAGGACCAGGTATGAAATCTCTTGCACCTACTGTTTCTGGAACTTTTTGTCTAGGCAATCTATCACCTAGTACTTCTGTTTGTTCTTGTAATAATGTATTATTGTTTTCTAAAGCGTCTTGCAATCTAACCAATTCATCAGAATCAGCGTCTCCACCTTTTCTTTTTTCTTCTGCAATTTTTTGTTCTAGAAAAGCTAAATCGTCTTGTGTTTTTAATAATTGTTTTTGTTTTTCTAGTATCTCTTTCTCATTTAATATATTAACTTTATTATCTTCTGTAATTTCAGCAGGAGTGCCTGTTTGCAATATTTTTTCTAAATCTGCCTCTGCCTGTGCTCTTTCTTGTGCAATTTTTTCAAGGTCTTCTAATTCTTTTTGTCTTTTCTTTCCTTCATCTGAATTAGAATCAATGTATGTTCTCATCATCCCAATCATATCAACACTATCTTTTGATTTTTTACTTCCACTAACAAACCTGTCTGGTTGACCACTTTTAACATCTTGTTTTATAGTTTCAGTTAATCTTTCCATCTCTTGTGGAATTTTGACAATAGCGGGTATCGCCTCAACAAATGGTGCGAATACCCTTTTCATTGACATGATTAAAGGTTGAAGTTCTTCTTGTGGTAGTTCTACATGTGCCATTATCTTCTTACCAAACTGCCTCCGAAGTATAGTCCGATTATACTCGATACCACATGTGTATCAAGAGGTGTTATAACTAATCCTTCTAGTGGTTTCCATTGTGTTACATCTGTGCTACTAGCAAATATCCACCATCCTTGCATTGTTGCCTCTGTGTACCCAACATATATTGGTGTTTCAGGTGCAATTAAAAATACAATTTTAGGTAATACTATAATTGCAAATACACACATTAAGGCAATCCAACGCCTTGTGTTCTTTGTAAATGAATCCTTAACATCTCTCGCCTTATCAGCTTGTTCAGCGGCGAACCCTGCTCGTTGCATTAACATATTTTGTGCTTCAGCGGCGTCTTTACCTTTTTGTGCCATGATGGATAATACACCACCAAGGACTGTAGAGGCACCCATACTAATTAATTCCATTGGTATCATATTATTTCTCCTGTCTCCGTCTTTGTTTTTCGTTTTCTTCTTTAATGTAATTCACCAAGAGACTTACATATATATCTCTTTCCCATGGTATCATATTTTCAATCTCTGTTAAACTATATTTATGATGTTGCATAAGTGCAAAATTCGTTTCAAAGTACGCCTCTAGGTTATTGTGGGAGAGGCATACGAAAAAAAATCTTGCAACCCTCTAAAGGTTACCATACTTTTAACTTTTGTTTTAGGATTTTCTACCTCTACCTCATATTTTAGTTGTGGCATACTATCAAAAAACTTTCTTATATCTACTAAAGATTCTTGACTTAAACTATCAAAAAATTCTACAAGTTCATCTCTGCTACTATCTTTCGCTGGATATATTTTATCTCCCTCAAAAATATGGTCAACGCATGAATATATTATTTCAAATATATCTTCAGTTTTAGCGTCTGTCAAATTTTTTGCAACCTTGGTTACATCTAGCGTAGGATATGCAAAAACAACACCTAAGTTTTTATTTTTATCTAATACCACTTTGTTACTGTGATTATCATCAACATGTACTTCCACATTACTTAAATCTATTTCTACATGTGTATATGTTTTATGGTCATCAGGACATAAAACTCTAAAGTTTGCAATTTCTCCTACTGACTTTGCTCTCATTTTTAAAAATATGTATTCTATGTCAAATAATGGTAAACTTTTACTATTAATTTTTTGAAATGTACACATATCAATTACTTTTGTAACTGCACTAAATATTTCATTTTCATCTTCTGATTCAGCTGCAATCATCAATACTTTTTCCTCTTTGACTGTAAATGGTCTAAACCCTATTCTTTCATCTCTTGAAGGTAAAGTCAATTCATAAGTCGGTACTTCTACTTTTGGTAATGCCATAATATCCTCACATTATATTAAAAAAATGGCGGAAATACTCTTCCACCTGTTAAATCTCCTATTGGTATTCTTCGTTTTAAATCTCCTAGTAATCCTTGTCCTGCTCTTCTTAGTTCAGATGGTAACATACTTAATAGTCCACCTAGTAGACCACCACCTGCATTTAATCTGCCTGGGTCATTTGCAATTGATTTATCAAAACCACCATCACCAAGTGCTACATCAGCAGTCTTAGTAATAAAATAGTTTTGCCAATATCTATATTTAAATGTTACAGTAAATTCTATAATGTCGTTTTTCTCATATGCTAATTGAGGTGCCCCAATACTTGTAGGATAACAATCATACAGTTTGACACCATGTGTTAAGTCATCTCTAGCATTTGGGTCTTCAGATGAACCTGCTGAATTAGCAAATTGTCCTAGATTAAATAAGTCTATGTCTGATACATAGTTATCGTAAAATTCATAGTTATTTGATAAACTATTGAAGGCAGATTTTTGCCATAATTCAAAATACTGTCTTTCTCTTAAATACTTATCTGCATAAAATGTTGCTGATAAATCACCATATGTATGGTCTGTTACAAAATGTCTAGGGGCACCTGGTCCTGTTACAATAGATTCTGTTGTCATTGTTCTATCAGGCATTGTAATTGCTTTACAAAATGCATTTACTCTTTTACCATTCATATTTTGTATTTGATTATTAATAGCACCAGTGGCAAAACCAGCATGTTCTTCATTACCGTCACCTATTAAATCTGTTTCAGTAATTTGTATTCCATCTACTTCGCTGCTATTGGTTTGTGATGAACCCCTAGGTAATCTGAATGAAGTATAAAATCTTCCTGTTCTACCAAGTCCTTCTGCTTGCATAATGTATTGTAACATTTGATTTATCAAAGCTGGTTTTGTTGCTGATAAATTAGGATTATCTGGTACTGCACCACCTTCTATCTGTCTAAATCTTGGGTCTAATAAAATGTTATCTAATGACCTATCTCTATTAAGTCCTATTCTAATGTCTGAACCAAATATTTTAACTCCGCCTCTAAATATTGCCATTCTTAACCTCTACTCCTTCCGTAAACATAGCTTGCACTTCTTTTCTTAAATTGTTGAACAGGTAGATATACTGCTGTAGGAGCGTCTTGTAAATCTACTCTCATAAAACCTGAACGAACATGACTATACAAATATTTTTTTATAGTTTGTTTTACTCTTGCAAGTCCACCTACTCTTGCATAACTTACATCTAATCTTGTTGTACTATCAAACTTACTGTTTGTAGCAAAACCTTGTAATTGATTTAACAATCTAAATCTTATCATGGGTGATAGATAATGAAAATTCATACCTACAAAACCACCTCTAAATCCTTCTAATGGTAGTACTAATGGAAAAGTATCATAGTATGGTAGTGTCTCTTTAAACTTTGGGTCATAGAAAAATAGATTTAATCTACCTAATGAAGGTCTTTGATTAATTTTACCTTGATTATATAACTTTCTAGCAGTTACAGTATCAGCAATGCTTGATACTGCATTTTTGTACCATGTAGATGATTTCTGAGCACCACCTGTTTGATTACTAATTTTATCGAATATACTTGCCATGTTACTATTTATACAGAAAAGGGCATACCTATTACTAGATATGCCCTAAAGTTTACGACAGCGGAGAGAGAGAACCTCTATTCTTCTGCTAACTTACTAAAATAATCAAGTGTATCATCACTTTCACTAGTAGCAGACGCTATAGGGGCGCTGTCTTGACTTTTAACAGTACCAGTAGATGTGGATGGGAGGTCTACATTTTCTACTGTGTCTGTACTCTTAGTACCTGTAATTACTCGATTCAGTTTCTCTTTGAGTTCCTCATACGATTTAAAATTACTGGTCTCTAAGAATGGTTTTAGAGGATATTGTTTCTCCCATATCGCCTTGATGTTGTCATCATTATCAGCGATAGCAGAAGTACCCTCAAATTCTGATTTGTCATAATTCCAGAAACCATCTACCTTTCTAATTTTCAATTTAAAGTTTGCACCTTTCCAGAAATCAAATGGATTGATTGGTGTTTCATCTTCAAATGCAGGTTGCATTGCCTCTGTTATCTTGTCAAATATTTTCTTACCGAATTTGAACAGTTTTATTTGTCCTTCATTTTCAGGATGTGTTGGGTCTGATACGACATAAACATTTGCATAGTAAGATAATTTTCTCTTACGATTTCTAGCAATGCCTTTATCTGATTCAACGCCTGTATTCCATAGTCTAGTATTTTCTTCACTAACAGGGTCTTTATGACCTAGTGTAGTTAAGCTGTTTTCAATATACCAACCACCTGGTCCTTGAAATGCATGAGACCATAATCTGACCCATGGCATATCTTCACCTGATGTTGCTGGTAAGAATCTTAGTACTGCATACCCATTACCTGTTTTATCAAGTTCTGGTTTCCACAGTCTTTCATCTTGGTACTTATTAGATTTTTTTGAATCCTCAGGATTGAGGTTTTCTTCTAGTGCCTTAGTTAGTTTATCAAAACCACTAGATGATGTTTTTAATTGGTCAAAGTCCATATTATCCTCCGTATTATTGTATTTTTATATGTCTTATATTTTCGTATTTGTAGCATGCTACAGTACTATTTATAATAGTTACACTCATTATATAACATTTATTTGCATTTGTCAAGCATGGTTGAGTATGTAATATATTCAACATTCTTATTGTTTACCCATAAGTCTACTACACAATTTATAGGGTCGCTAGTACCTACAGGTTTTTCATTTACTTTATAAAACTGTATGTCTTTATATTCAGTAAACAAAGCACCCCATTGTATCTTCCAGTTTTCTGATGGCGTTTTACCATTTTGTTCTGCAACATAATGGTCTGTTCCTTTGTACATATTATTTACTAGATGATTATAACTTTCTAAATCATGACCTAATAAATAAACTTCTTTTAAATCTTTTATTTGTTCTACTGCAATTCTACCACTAGTAGCACCGGCTGCCCATCCTAAATCTCTCTTATAGTTTTCTATCAAGTCTGTTATGTTGTTTGAATAATCAGGTTGATTCATCCAACTGACATTGATTGATGAATGATTTATTTGTTGTTGTATAACTTCTTTTGTTTTACCTTTTGCTTTACCACTTTTAATTATGTTTGCAAGTCCTGATAAATTAGAACCATGAAATACAAATTCATCAGCGTCTATTCTTTTATTCTCATTATGTTTATCATAATATTCTTTTATTTCATCTCTGGCAATTTTATCAATACTACTATAAATCATCATGTCATAATGCATAGCAGGTACTTTTGTCCAGTCTCTAAACCATGCCTCATTCTTTTGACAATAACCACTATTGTATATCTCATGACATATGCCATGGTCTACTGCAACAAGCACATCAGGTGTAAAGTCTCTATATAAAGCATTACAACCATATATCTTACCATGAGGTCTTAACTGTTCTAAATCAAAACCCTTTCTACTTTCACCATTACCTATACAAAATGCTTTCATTTTACAAATAATTTATGTTAATATTAATTCTTGCCTTTGCATTTGTTGTTGAAGTACTAGCATGTAATTTACTTGGATTAAACAATAATGCTCTGTTCTCTACCGATTGAATCTTTGTACCATCTTCTAATTTTGTATAACCATCACAAGTATTAAATGAAAAAAGACAACCTTTATGGTCATAATCGTAATCTATATGTGGCTCATGTACTTCTATCTTATCTGTTCTTGGATATAAATTTAACTTCATTCTATTTAAAGCTTTCATATTAAGGTAATTATAAAATTGATTAAAATGATGATAATGATTACTAAAGATATAATCAAATCTCATATTAAATAATGCATGTGTGAAGTAACTCGATAAATCATCTTCATCTTTTTTATGAAATTTATTTATCTTTCTAGTAAAATACCAAG